GTTTGCCACATCATCCTCCTAAGAATAGTGCAGATATAGAGAAAGTCCACGGCCAACCCTGCACGAAATGGCCGTGGACTTAATCCTAGTCACAGTCCTTGCGGACTGTCATGTCTTTTATCGGTTGCTCTAATTAAGCAGCGTTGCCGATGAAGTGTTTGACATGTGATGTTTGTGGCAAGTTGCCGTCGACACGCATTGTTGCGCGGAAGGTAACAAGGCCAGTGCTGAATGCGAAGTCGTCGCTTCGATCCAACTTGATGCCGCCAACTTGACGAACGAAGAACGAAGGAAGGTGTCCGAAGATTACCGACTTCGCGCTTGTTGCTGTGCTGGCCATTGCTGGGTTCTCGAATACTGGGTATCCAAGAAGCAAGTCATTCGCATCAGCGTTGAGTGCTGGTGAGAAGACGTAGTTGCCTGCTGTGTCCTTCAATGAACGCATCTTCGCGATTGAAGACGAGTTCATCTGGAAGCCTGAACCTGCAAGACGACGACCGGCTGTGTCTACCGAGTAGACCAAGCTGATCAAGTTGTCTGCTGTGAACGCACCAGATACACCCGTTCCGCCAGTCACGCCGACAGCTGATGCTGTGACGATACCTTTTGGTTGGTTTGTGCCTGAGCCAGTTGTCAAAGCATCGTTCACACGGAAGCCAAGTTCGTTGCCGACCTGTGTTGCCAAGAATGACAAGATGTCAACACCACTGTCTTCAATCAACTCTTGTGAGAGTTGAACAAGGAACGAATACTTGTATGCGCCCAAGGTGATGAACGAGTTGAAGATTGGATCTGACTCGCTGATTGCTGTGCCTTCGCCAACGATTGCAGCAGTTGAATACTGAGCAAGTGATGGAATCTGAAGGTTTTCGCCTGATGCTGTGTTCAAGACTGTCGAAGTCTGGAGCATTGGACCAACATGACGAGCAAGCATGATTACTTGGTCGTAGAACGATGTTGGTACTGGTGCGCCTGCTGATGTCTTTACAACGTCACGCTTCTCAAACGAGTGCGAACGAATCTCGCCCTTCGCCATCGAGCGAATGACTTCTGCATCTGAACGAACACCGCGTGGAGCATCAGCGACAGGACGAACCTGGTCTGCGATGTCACGAGTTGCTGCTTCAAGACGAAGTTCACGGGCCTCATCGGCGCGGAGCTTCTCGATTGTTGCTTGGCGATCCTCAAGTTCTTTGCTGATGCGCTCGTATGTCTGAGTCTCTTCTGCTGACAAGTCACGCTTCTCAGCGGTTGCAACATCAAGAATCTTCTTTGCGGCTTCCCACGCTGTAGCGCGTTGTGCCATTTGTTGTTCAATAAATTGTTTCATGATTTCTCCATGATTGGTTAAGTTTGTAAGTGCGCAGGAAGTTGTCTTCCGATCGTAGCGGTACGCTTACCAATCTCTAGCCGTAGCGGAACGCTTACCGGCAGAAGTAACTCTAGACGATGCCTAGAAGGTTTTCAACAGTTCAAGATGCTTCGCCATCAAACTCACCGACGAAGGAACTTTGGCTGGTTCGGCACGAAGTTTGCTGACCGCACCCGACAACAGATCAGCCGACTCATCTGACAGAGTGCCACCCGCTTCAAGGACTGTGATCGCTTCAGCGAGTTTGTCAACGTCAACACCTGTGCGCTCGGCAAGAATATCCAACGAACGAACTGAAGCCGAAGTTGCGGTGTAAGCAGGGAAGCCTGTCACAACCGACACTTCATGCAAACGCACCTGACGCAGTTCACGACTCATCCCGTCATCCGACCATTTGTCTCCACCGGAAGGAACGGAGAAGCCGAACGACATCGAGTCAACATCGCCGCGCTTCATCAACACGGACAGGTCACGGCCAACAGTTGTGTCAGGAAGATCTGCTTCAACGAGCAACCCTTTTGAATCTTCTTGCAATCGCAAAGTCTTTGACCTTGTTGAAGCAAGCAACATTGATGAATCATGATTCATGTACATCTTGATCGGCATGCGACTCTTCAAAGATTTTTTGAATGCACCTTGCGCGATTCGCTCGATGAATGGCAACGGTTCGGAATCAGAGTTGAACACTGCTGCATATCCTGTGAATGACATTCCGTCACCTGTTGGTCCTTCGCGTAGTTCGAAGTCGTTGATCTGAATGCGGCGTGTCTCTAATGATTCGCTCATGCCGTCAATCATAACAACATTCACGGGCAGAGTTCTAGAGGAGCGCGGATGATCTTTTGGAAGCAGATCGTTGTCGGTGATGTACGCAGGATTCTCTGGACGGCCGTTGCGAAGAAGATACAAGTATGCGTTGACCCGCGCATACGCCCACTGATTCCGACTAACACCTGGACGATGCGAAGTCGAGTATGCACCGGCACCGCGACGGAACACGGTGCGCAACATGCCGACAGTTGCCCGCTTCCAAGACGGATCCGCCGCATCAAGTTTGTCGTTGTGTTCAGTGACCTTGTTCTTCAAACCGTCTTCAATCGCTTGGGTCAACTCGATCGTGGCAGATCCAGCAGGAGCCTTCGCTGAACCTTTCGGATTCTTGTCCGAACCTGTGATCTGATCTTTCGGCGGAGCTGGTGCGCGTTCAGATTTGATTGCTTCAGACTTTGACTCGAACCAGTTTCTTGCCGGCTGAGGATTCAACGGATTGATTCCCCACAGATAGTGCGCAACCGCACCAGCACCAGGGAACTCGTCGTTGCTTGCATCAGAGTTCTTTGGTGCTTGAAGATCTACTGCGTGTCTTTGCGCCCACGCATTCGCTCGCACAACTTTGTCTTCGCTGACTTGACCTCGTGCCAAGTCTCGTGCCTCACGAACGGTTCGATCGACCAGCCCTTCACCCGCAAGACCTTGACCGTAGTAGTCGAGTCCTTTGCGTGCAGCGGTGCGAATGTAGACAGGAACTTCAAGATTGACTTGACGATCTTCTTCATCTTCTTCTTCATGTGGTTGCCAAGCATTGCAATAGAATCCGCCGTCAACATAAGCATCCCATCTTTCACACCAAGCCTTGAGGTTGTCTCCTTCGCCTTGCACATTGTCTTCGTCGTAGAAGTGGCAGTTCCCGCAAGCACGACCTTCAGGAACATCTGGTGCTAACGCTGGCCGATAGTTATCTGGCAACGCACGTTCGCCACCTGGTTCCATGTCTTCGGCGATCGAGACCGCAATCATCTGGTCAATCGCATCTTGTTTCGTTGTGTGACAGCCGATGACTTCGCCATCTTCTTTCACGGTTGCCCAACCAGAACAATCTGGTGACTTGTCGGTAATAAAGTAAGGCATTATGGCGTGATGAGTGTGAACGCTACTGAGTGACCTGTTTTGGTTGATACTGCGAACATCTGTTGACCTGCATACATAACGAAGTCTTCCGATTCACTTTTTCGGATCGTGTGTCCAGCGTTCACTACAACTGTTGAACCGCCAAGAAAGATTGTGTCGGTGTTGTCAAGGTTGCTGATGTGTAGTGTCCCTGGATTAACTCCGCAAGTTGTGATTAGTGTGGCAGCCGTTCCGACTGCGATAGATCCATTTGTGATTGGCATGATTGTTACCTCAGACCAACAACAATACCTCAGCATCGTCGTCCAAGATGCTGAATGTGATTGTGCTTGTCGCTTGTGCTTGCATCCCGTTCAACGATGTTGAGACAACTGCGTAGCGTCGTTTCGGTTGGATGACAGGTATCTCGACTTCAGGTTCGGGAACTGGTTCAATTTTCTTGCGTCGTGGTGCAGCGTATTGTCGACCGCCCGAAGGTGTTGGCTCTGGCTCTGGTGGTGTCGGTGGGATGACTGTTGCATTAGCGGTCGCAACCAGTCCGCCAAGGTTGGTTTGAAATATCGGCAAGATAGTTGGCGATGAGTTTGCGGTTGCAGTCAATGCGCCGAGCGGAGCCGAAGCAGAGGCCGAGATGACAACTGATGTCGACGCTGTTGCGGTCATCGCACCGAGCGGTGCTGAACCTTCGGCTGTGACCGTGACTGTGATGTTTGCTGTTTCGGCGATCAGTTCACCGAGCGGAGCGGAAGCGGAAGCGAAGTGTGTGACAGTCGCAGTCGCAGTCGCAGACATTGCACCGAGTGTCGCTGCACCTGTTGCTGTGGTTAGGAACTCTCCGCCGTCAAGAACTCGTGTTCCGTCAAGTTGGCTGGAGTCGAGTATGAATGCAAGGCCACCATCAAGTCCGAATGTGGCGTCGTTCAGTTGGCTCGTGTCGAGCAGGAACCTTTTGACCGCCATTGCGGCCTACTAACTAGCGACGGTCAAAGACGCAGACAGATTGCCTGATGAGATTGTGTAGGTGTCGCCTGCTGTGTAGGCGTTGCCTGTGATCGTGCCTGAGAACAAGAAGTTGCCGGCACTTATATTGTCCCAAGCGGTGAAGTGTGTTGCGTCTTGCGACCCTGCGATGTTCGTCCAACTGATATCTGCATCAGACAAGATTTGTCCTGTTGATGCGGCACCGAACGATACAACTTTGCGTGTCGTTTCGGTTGCAGCATTTGATGTGCCGTTCGCACCAGGATCGCCGACATGAAGTTTGACATACACGTTCGTCACCGAATATGCGGTTGCGTTCCCGAGCGCGTCAAGGAACGAGTTGCAAAGATACGCCGAGAGTCCTGTCGCCATCAGTCTTCCGTTCTTTCAGTGATTGTCAAGATGCGGCCATCTTTGTCGCGTTCAACTGTGCGCACAGTCGGCTTGTTCTCTGGGACGTTCACACGCACAACAGTTTCAGGAACATTGATGATCGGAGCGGCGACGCTCACCTGTGCTGGTGGGACATTGACAACAACTTCTGGCATCGTCACGTTCACATCACGCTGGTTCACATCGTAGGTTGGTGCTGGTTCGGTGACTTGTTGCAAGAGAACTGGTGCGACACCAGTGTGCATGATCGGATCAATCTCAAGTGCTTTCAATACTGATGCTGGTTCGAAGCCTGCGTTGATGAGGCGTTGTGCCATCATTGTTTTGCGATCAAGTTCTGTGAGTCCTGCCGCACCTAGATCGACGTTCGCAAGTGGCACACGGTAAGTGTCGCCACCTTCTGCCGGTCGCAAGTCTTCGAATCGGCGGACATCGTTGATTGACATCCAGCCTGCTTGCAACGCCGATGAATATCCTGCGACTCGTGAACCGAAGTCGCCGCGCATCAGACCATCAAGGTTGAACTTGAGGAATGCGCCACGGCCGTCAATAAGTTTTGAGTATCCATCTTCAATCTTTGTGACGTATGGTCGGAGTGTGTGCATCACGAAGTGGATGCCGTTCATTTCGACAGATGCGTATGCTTGCGCACCTGGTTGCAACACACCAGCCATTGATGGTGGTACACGGAACG